CAGATTTCATATCTTTTCTAGCTGTTGACATACCACCACCTCTTTTAGCAACTCTGCCACCAGATTTCATAGGGTTAGCTACTTGTGTATTGAATCGTCTATTAGGCATTATTTTTTTCCTCCGTTCCTAAATATTTGTGTCCCCTTGATTCCGTAAATTGACGCCACGACAAGGATCCACAAATTTGTAAACCACGACGGCAATGACGAGAAGTATTCGAAGAACAATTTAACCTTGTCCATCGCAGTCGGATCGTCACTCACAACTGCCCACGCCAGCACCACTATGGGCGCCGAGAGAATTAATAAAACTGCCTCGTCCTTCCAGTCAGATTGACGGGCTTCTAGGAGTTTACCTTGGTAAGCTTCCTGGCCTTGAGCCATTTTTTGTGCGTGCATATGCTGTGCATCTGCCATCGCCATCTTCGTCTCTTGACGTTTCTTAAAAATGTGCGTGCCAGCTTGCAAAGCAATTTTTGCTAAACCGAACCAAGCCATAAATTAATACCAAGTTGCTTTTACAGGTTTTTTGTCAGGACGCATTCTTTTTGTGCCTCTAACGTCAACAACCTGTGATTCCATAGGGTCAGTTGCTTGAATTTCAACGCCACCATTTTGGTATCCGTCTTTGTTCAGCCCTAACTCTTTTGTAACTTTAGGTTCTTTAACTTTTTTATCCATAGTTTACTCCTTAAGTTGATTTATACCTATTTTTTCGGAAAGTTTCTACCGAAATCGTGTATCTTACTTGCATCAGACATCTGTTGTTTAGCTAATGACACACCAGCACGTAGATTAGCTAGTTGTTCGTTCTGTTCTAGCTTCGCTTCTTGATTTTCTTGGTTCATCATTGCCTTCATTTTGTCTAAATTCAATCTTTCTTGACCTTCTTCCTCTTTTCTTTCATTTTCCATCGCTCTTAGGTCAACTTCTCTTGATTTTATCTTCAATAATGGGTCACCAGCAAACTCACCAGTAATTTTTTCCTCTTCTTTAGCGTAATCTTCTTGCATTTCAGCTATTAACTGCGCTTTTCTAGATTCAATTTGGTTAGTTATCTGTTGGACACGTTGTTGTTGCTGCATAACTTGTGGATTTTGCATCATTCCTTGCATCATTGCAGGATTTATAGCTCCCATTTGTTGTTGAATCATTTGTAACTCTTGTAATTCTTCTACAAATTCTAATTGTACTTGCTCTTGTGCCATTAAACTTATGTGTTCTAATATATTTTTCTGTATCGATGCCATTACGAGTGGATTATTTTGTACCATATTCAATCTCATAAAATTTAAGTGAGCATCGATGTGCGCTTTGTGGTCTTGACCAGGAAAAGCTTGAAAAGGTTTTTGTGACATTGCCATAATATGCTCTAATGCAGGGTCCATCGGTGTTGGTTGTGCCGGTGGTGGCAAAATAGAATTAACATTTTTTACACCCAGCGCGTCATACATAGATCTATATGCTTGATACAGATTATGTATCTGAGGATTTGATTGCGCTAGTTGTAATTGACTTTGAGCCAAACTAATTCTTTGTGTTTGACTAAAGATATTTGGATCGGCAACAGGTAAAATATCTACCCGTTCGTCAAAATCTTGTACTTTAATTTCTCGTCTTGCACCAGGTACATCGTAAGGATAAACTGGTGGTAAATAAGTTTTAAATACTTCTGCTAATAATTTAAATTCTTGTCTTAGACCTACATACAATCTTTTGTGAATTGCAGACATAACTCTTGAGCCACGTTCTAACAATGCAACTGTAGTTCCAACTGCAGCTTGTTGATTCATATCACCAACTTGCATATCAGATATCGCTGCAAATCTTTGACCTGCAGATACTACAACACCCATCAATTGAAGTAATGTTGCATCTGGTCCTTTAAAAGGTAAAGTCATAAACTGATCTTTAATATTTCCTCCAGGTGCATCTACATCTCTAAACTCACCAGGTTGTAAAGGTTGAGCGTCATCTCTGACTCTGATACCTCTAGATTTAAAACCAGCTGGTAAGTTTGCTAAAGTTCCTGCATCTAACAATTGTCTTAATGCAGCTGTAGCTGTTCTAGTTAAACCACCAATCATATGGATTAAACCAAAACCATAAAAACCTGTACCAGGTAAAAATTTAAATTGTACAAAATAATTTATTTTGTTTTTCTTTGAATCTTCTTGTTTGTAATTTCTTCTGATAGATAAAACTTTGTTTCCTGCTTGAGCAACTGTAACTACATATGGAAGTTTAATTCCTGTTGGATTACCATTTGCATCCATATCTTCGTAACCATCTAAATCTAAATTAGTATGTATTTCATACAACACGAATTGATCTTCTTGGCCATCTTTAGAAATTCCTTCAAGTTCTAATTTTTTATCTTGTAATTGATTTTCTGTAACAGGTGGATTTCCTAAATCTATATCTCTGTAAAAACCTGAGACTTGTTGTTTTCTTAATTCGTTTTCAGAAATTTTTATGACGTGTATCACAGCTTCTGCATCTTCTAACGAGTTTGCAGAGTACGGTACAATCAAATCATCTGCCGGTACAAATTTTGAAACGGCTCTACCAATAATATCGTCGTAATAGACTTTTTTAAAAGTAGAGCCGGAGAGAGGGAGATAGAATAACATTTGATCAAACTCTGGTTCATATTCTTTCATCTGATCCATAATTTGATAGTTCATAAAATCTTTTACACGTTTTGCTTGTTCTTCTTTTGGAACATTAACGTCGCCAAGAATTTGAGTTCTTACTGGTCCGTCTGCCGGTAATAACTCTTTATAAGCTTGCGCTTGAAATTGCGTAACAGCTTCAGCAAGTACAGGGTGATTGACACCACTCGCACCTCTAAAGGGTTCAGTTCGTCTTTCATATTTAAATCCTAAAAGTTCGAGTCCATTTCTATATGTGTCTTCCCAGTCACCACGAGACTCTTTGTATTCGTTATATTGATCAACCATCTTAGCACCAAGTGGTTCTAACACTTCATCACCTAAACTTTCAGCTAGGTTACCAAAGTGATCTTCGACTTGTTCTACTGCAGTTGGATCAAAAGAAACTTCTGCTCCACCCATCTCATCCATAGCAACTTCAACAGGTCCTGTTGGAGTATCAATAACTTCAGCTTCTTTTTTATTTTCAACTTCGATTATTTCTTCTTCTGGATTTTTGGATTGATTTACATTCGGTAATGGTTTGTCTATTTCAGCCATTTGCTTTCCTATCTTTTTTTAAACAGAGTTTCAACACCTGCACCACTAATATCAGGTATTTCGATTACTGTCAAACTGACTTCACCCCCATCAGCTCGTTTGTTTCGGTTTCTAATAATTTCATTATAGGCATCTATCATTCTTTGTCTTTTATTCTTACCTTTACTTTTACCTATTTTTTTCATTGCTTCTGCTTTTCTCATATTCTCAATTTCATCTGCTCTAGCTATTGCACCCATTGTTCCTAGTCCTTCGTCTTCTAAAGACTCAATAAGTTGATCTCTTTTCATCATATCAGTGTATGCAAAAGCTCCTCTATCTGGATCAACCAAACCTACATTTGCATTACCAGTGCTGACATCTACTTCTACAAAAATATCAGGTCTATCTGGGTGTATGTATTTTTTAGTTGTTAAAGTCGCTTCAACTTCTTTTCCTTCACCTACGACTTTTTTGACTGCTAAGTTAAAAAAATCCATACCTGAAGTTGCTGCTTGCTCAATACCTTCACGAACTGCACTTGGTTTAAGTACATTTAAATATTTTTGCATAGCTGGCGTTTTTGCCAATACTCCCAGTGCTTTAAAAAATCCTTGTCTATTCATCTTTGTTAAATAAGTTATATATCATACCCTCTTGGTTTTGATAGTTTTTATATGCATCGTATGCAGATAATCCAGTTCCTAATAATAATCCAGGAAGGCCTAAAAATCTAGAGGCACCTGCAATCATTCTTGGACTCATACCTAGTCTTAAAAATGAACTTGTAGCGCCAGGTCTAGCTTTTCCTACATCGCTTAGATTAAAATAGTTTCTCAAACCCTGTGCCATCGTTCTTTTTGGTGCATCTCTAATTACACCTGCACCTCTTGAGAATGGTTCCATAAAAGTTAATCCTAACGCTGGTCCAAATGGATCTGTTAAAATTTCAGTAGCTGTCTCGCCTTCTTCTAATCTTTTCGCTGTTAATGGTACTTCAAGTAAACCAGTCATCGCTGGTGTTCCAATTGTAGTAAGCAAAGGTTTCAGTGCACCAGTGATACCTAATGCAGATCTAACTTTACCTCTACCGAGTTCTCTTGCAGCTTTGTAAGCTCGTGGCACTTCTGGTGCAGCAAAGGCGTAAGACGTACCGGCAACCACTGGTAATGGATTATCTTTAACAAAACTTAAAATTTGATTTTGGCTCGCGGGTTGATCTGTTCTTTCACTTTTAATAAAACCAATATTAGGATCATATTTTATTGGTGTGCCTACTTCTGGTTTTTTAACTTCTGGTCTTGTCACTTCTGCAGCTTCTGCAGATCCTCCACCAAAAGCACTTACACCTAACGCAGCTAAAATTACTGGAATACTTCCTTTAGTTCCTGCTCGTGAAAGTAATTTTCTTCCGCCTGGACTCAATAGTTGTGTAATTACTTTACCTGTTCTATCTTTAGGAAGAGTAATTTCTGTTGTTTGAAATTCTGGAGGAGCATACATAGAAATTGATTCTTGTATTTTTAATATTGGATTAGGTGTTGGTTTAAAAAAATCATCTGCTGTAAACAAACCTGTTGGAACTTTAGGTCTAATTCTAACATTTAATTTTTTAGCTTCTTCTAAAACTGCTCTGACATTAGGATCTTGTGGATTGGGATTGCTTTCAATAAATATTTCTGCATCTCTTTTAAAACCTTGGTTTAATAGTCTTGGAATGGTGTTTCTATTTTCTGGAGTATCAACAAGTTTACCTGCTTGTTTAGAAATTTCTCTACCGTGATCTATTTCAAAAAATCTAGCAGTATCTTTTGGATCTGTATTTAAAAAACTTAAATTAGGATTTTCATAATAAATTTGTCCTGTTTGTCTATTAACTCTTGTACCTAAAGCCCTTAATACGTTAGGGTTTTCTTTTAAATATTTTAACATACCTCCCGGATTAGCTTTAATTCTGTCATTACTTGATTTTGAAATAATAGTTTGAGTTTGATTTATAGCTTCTTCTCTAGGAGACAACTTTGATGACAAACCTAATTTTTCTAATCTTTTTATTTGTCTTCTTCTAGCTCTTTGTCCTAATCTAGATAATTTTAAATTAGGGTCTTCTATTTCTCTTAATTTTCTCGTTTCTTTTTTTCTTCTCCCTAAATTTGTTTGAAGTCTTTTATCTAAAGAAGGTATTTCTTTTTTTAATTCTTTTTTTGCTTGCTCATAATTTGGAATTTTGTAATAGGTTAATTTTTTTGTTTTAATACCTAAAGGATCTAAACCTTTAGGACTATAATTTCTATCATTAACCATTTTTTTTATTTCTTCTTTATACTCATCAACTGATAATTGATTAGCACTCATAAGTGTTTGATTAATAGCTTTTGTGACTGCAAGTTTTGTAGGTTTACCAAATACATTAGATCCTGTTCTAAATGTTTGATCTTTAACATCAGGATAAATTACATCAAAATTTTGTTTAACAGATTTTGTAACGTCTATTCTATTTTTAATAGCTGTTCCAACAGACTCTGCTTCTTGAAATATTTTTGAACGAACTTGTTCGCCTGTTTTAGAAGGTAGTCCTAATGCTTTTGCCAACGTTCTTTGAAAAGGTTCACTAATTCCTAATTTAGTTCTAATATCTGTTTCAGATGTATAAGGTCTTATTTTTTTAAATTCCTCTATTACATCTTCAGAAAATTTTAATTTTCTACCAAGATATGGTTTTTTAGGTAAATTTAATTCTTTATCTAAACTAGTTTGTTTAGCTAAACTTATTCCTAACTCATCAACTATTTCAGGTTTACTTTTAATAAGTCTTAATGTTTTATATCTATCTATTGTTTCTTGAGTAAATCTTCTAGGGCCGTGTCGTTCATTATAAATTTCTGGTGATAATTCTTTTTTTAATATATTTCTTACACCACTCTTATCTGATGGTTTACCTTGACTTCCACCAGCTCTGCCTTTTCCTGCAACACCCGTACCTAAATTTGGAAACTTTATATTTATTTCTTCTAATATTTCTGAAATACTTTTACCTTGATCAGATAAATTTTTTGCGAGTGTAACTACTCCGCCATCATAAAAATTAATTCTTTCTAACATTATCCCCTCCTATTAGAGAGACTAGCAATACCACCTTCTGCGTAACCTGATGCAAATTTATTTGTATTAAATACTTGATCATAAATTTGTTGAGCTGATGTAGTATTAGGAGTTCCATAAGTTCCTGCATAGTTTGCAGCTAGGTCTTCTTTGATTGCATCAAAATTTTCTTTATTAAATCCTCTAGCTAAAGCGGGAACTTCATTAATTAATCCTGCACCGTAAGCTAAAGTATCTCCAATAAAGTTACCAAATTTATTATCAAAAGGACTTAATGATTTGCTTAATTCGTTCATCGCTGCCATATGTCTAGCATCTGATAATGGTCCTGTGGCTGAATCTGATGGGTAATTTTGAAAAGCTTGATAACCCAACTGATTAATTAAATCTGCATTATATAAACTATCTAAAAAACTATTACCTTTCACTCCAATATTTTTTGCTCCTGAATAAACATCTTGAATTACATTTTCAACCGGAGTTGGTGCAAGCATATTGTCAGGTATAGAAGCGTCTGCTGTTCCATAAGAATAAGAAGAAACTGCATCTTTTGCGGGAACGTTTACTGCTTGTGGTCCAATTGACATTGCAAATGGATCAGAAGGTGTTTGTAAACCCATTCTAGAATCTGTAAAACCTTTTAGATCTCTACCTGTTAAAACGTTTTGTGCTGTGCTTGGTGAAAGACCCATTGCTTCTAACATATCAATATTTTTTTGACTAAAGCTTTTTCCTTTAGCTTTTCTGTCATATAAATTATCTAGCCGACCTTGTAATTGTCTTTGTTCTCTAGCTGCATCATATTCTGCTTGTGTTCTATAACCTGTAAACTTTTCTCTAAAGTCTCCAAGTTTATCATTTAAACTTCCTAATCCTTCTCCTATTTTACCAAGTCCGCCTGTCAGTAAACCTAATCCTGGAATACCCATAAGCATTCCAAGTCCTGACATTAGTAAACTACCTAAACCACCTAATCCTCTTTTTCTAGCAGGATTATTTTTAGTTAAATTTTGATTCATTAAGTTTCTACCATATGTAGAAAACTGACTAGTTTTACTTCTATCTGGACCTGTATCTTTAAAGCCTTTTATGTCTTTAGTAGTTCCTTTTGGACCTTTGCCACGAGACATAATTCCTTTTTCTCTATTTGTGCTTGATGGTCCTTTAGATTTTGAACCACCATACGATTGATTAGGATTTCTATTACCGCCATAATTTCCACCGGCTGAAGCTCCGCCTGCCGGACCACTACTTTTACCGCCTTGATATCCACCTGGTCCTCTGTAACCTGGTCTCTTTTTACCTTTACCTTTTTTTACAAGTTGTGGTGTAATTCTTTCTACTGGCATTATACCATTCCTCCGTATTCGAATCGCGGTTCTGGTTTTTGTACTCTCGACATAATTTCATCGACATACTTATTCCAAAAACTTAAATCGTAATTAATGTTTTCAAATTCTAATTCATCTGCAACTTTTTGTACAAAAGCTTTTGGATTGTTTGCTAAACGATCTCTTGCAGTTGATAAACCTCTAAATATCTCACTAACTTTTTCTTCAGAAACTCCTGCGTTTTCTAAATCATCTACAATTCCATTATTAATTTTTGTAACAACATTACGCGACATTGCTCCATAAGAATCATAACCCATTGGCCCATCATTATAGCCTTCGCCTCTCCACCAGTTTGGTCCGTAGTTTGCTATGTCATCATCTAGATCAGCTAATAACTCTTGTTTAATTTTTGTATCAGCAGACATATCCGCGGCACGCGCTAAAGTAGTTGCTGCCTTTTTACCTTGTCCTAAATTTACTACTTCTTTAGGAGCATCAGGATCTCCTCTTCGTGCAGGTTGTCTTTCAAAAAATGTTTCTTCTTTTATAACTTTTTGAATGTCTTCGTTTTTAATTCCCGCTTCTCGCATTGCTTTCATAAATGCAGCGACTTCTGCTCTATTAGAATTTTTTTGATCGAAGATAGAATCTGTTTTACCTTTAGGGAATAGCGAACCGAGGCCTTCTTCTTTGGCTGGTCCTAACTTCTCCGTCAACTCACCAAAACTTTCATCACCTCTTAATGTTACACCATATATGTCTTCAACTTTATCTGTTCCTGGTGTATCAGACATCTCTCCAGCTTTTTGTACGTTGGGTCCTTTTTTCTTGCCGCCTAATCTAAGATCACCAGGACCAAAAAAAACTTCTTCTACACCTTGAGCTTCTATTCCACTAGGTGCATCTTTTACAAATTCATTTAAGATAAGTGCACGTTCTTCTTCTGTTGGTTGTTTACCTGTAGTTCTAAAATAATCTTCTATGACATCAGAAACCTTTGCAGCTCCTGATTTAATGCCATCTCTAAATTTTACTAAAGTTTGTAATAATAGTCTATTTGCCATTAGTAATACGTTCTCTCTGTTCGTGGTAGTGCATCGTCCTTATAATCTTCAGGGTGAGATACAAACCCGCCCTGTCTAAAACGCATTACCGCTTGTGTTGTACTGTCCACCAAGTCGTCGTTATCTCCATACGGAAATGATGCACATTCTTCAATAACCTCTTCAGCGAATTTTTCATCGGGCGCCCAAATGACACCAGACTCAAAGAGCGGGGCCACAGCGTTTACTCTAGCGTGTTTGTCTTGTCCTTTGCTAGGTGTGTAATTTATAACAGGAATACCCATCTTTCGCAACTCGTAAGTTAAAGGCATTCCAGATGCTTTTGCTTCCACGATCACCGTTTCAGGATTCCAATATTTATACTGCTCTAGTGCTTCTTTACGTAGTTCTGGAAACTCTAATCTATCTTTAAACGCATCTAATAGTATGAGATTTGCAGGTGAATCATCATCTGGATAAAAAACTCCCCAAGTTGTTATTGCACTGTAATCAGCTGTCTCCTTTTTTAAAAAAGCTGTATCGTATGATTGTATAACGTGTTGTAAGGGTGGTATATAACCTTTGTCCCAAACTTTCCACCACTCACGTTTGATTAAAGATCCTTCTTCAGCTGTAGGATTTTGCATCCACTGCGCGTTCCATTTACCTACACTTAAACTGGCTTTAACTCCTTCTAGTTCATCGAGCTTCCAATACTCAGGCCACACAGGTTTATTTGATGGCATAATGGCAGGAAACTCTATGATCTCCCACTTGTCTGATTTTAATTCTTTTTGAGATTTTAATAACATACCTGTTAAGTCTTTCATATTCCATCTTGTCATTACAACAACAATCGATCCACCTGGTTGTAAACGTTGACGTGGACCTGATGTATACCATTCATAAGCACGCTCCAACGCTTGAATGTTTAACGCGTCTTGTTCCGAGTGTGGGTCATCGATAATCAGTAAGTCCGCACCACGGCCCGTGATTGCAGATCCAACACCAGCGGCGTAGTATTCACCACCCTGTTCTGTTTCCCATTTACCCGCGGCTTGCGAATCTTCTCTGAGTCTTGTTTTAAAAACAGATTGATACTCAGGAGAATCAATTAATGTTTTTGCTTTACGACCAAAACGTACAGCGAGTTCTGTTGTGTGAGTCGTTTGAATTATTTTTAAATCTGGTTTACGTCCGATCATCCAGGCAGGAAGTAAAAATGATGCAAACTCTGACTTAGTATGTCTTGGTGGCATATTAATAATTAATCTTTTGATCTCACCCTTTGCAATCTTGTTAAATTTTTCTGCAATTTTTTTATGGTGTTTACCTTCAATGAATTGCGGCCAGACGTGTTTTACAAAAGATAAAAAATCTTTGTTAACTGTTTCTTGTTTTGTTTTTTCGTCTAGCTTCATTGCTAGTCTTAGGAATTCTTTTTGCGCGTCGGGCGGAAGCTTCTCAATAAAATCTTGTTTCATAAAAATTTTTGCAGAATTTTTTTCACTTCTGTTTTGTTTTGACTTTGATTTTATAGCAGATCTATGTCTAAATCAAACAGTAAAGGTCAAACGTCTGGGACCCCTTTTGTAACCGGGTGGGTGGGCCCGTAGGAAACAAGCCTATTTTGTGGTTGTATTGGCACCACTACACAAGATGTAGTAGTGCCAAATTATTTATTGATTATTTTCTATGGGTTTTATTTTTTGCTGATAGTAAGTATGTGGTTCTCGGTTTGGTTCCCCACCATTCCAATTATATCTGTAAGTTTCAACTTTTTCTTGAACAACATCTATTGGTGTTTCACTCGCTTGATTTACTGGTGCGATTGCAATTATCTGTGTGATGTATTGTTTTACAAAATCCATAAAACAACCTAACTTACAAAAATAATTTTCCCAACCTTGATAGTAATATGCTCTTGATACATCTACTACTTTTATTTTTCTAGTCCTTAATACTTTCTTACCTTTAACACCTCTTATCCTATCTGTTGTATGGTAAGTATGGCATTTAGGATTATGACACCAATTATACTGACTCATCATTACCCCCTACAACAATTAATGTATAAGGTGCTCTCGCTGTCCTATATCCTTGCTCATTTATATCCCAATAGTTAAAACATTTATTTCCTTTTTTCGTAATGAATTCCCCTTTAGCAATATCTGTCATTAATCCTTTTCGGAAAATTCTTGTAGGCTTTTTTAGTTTAACTTTATTGTGAGTATTAGCTATGTAGCTAATAGTGAACTTATCATTTGTTTCTAGTTTCATATATTATCCTTTCTATTTGTATGTGTGGGATATTATATTATCCCACACAAAAAACAATCACTAATTTAAACTCGCTTGTTGTTCAGCAAGTAATTTTTTAGCAATCGCTATTTTTTCCTCTTTCGTTTGTTCAACTTCATCTGCCAATAATTCAGCTAAATTGCTCGGACTATAAACTGATAATGCCATTGAACTACTTTCATTCAATATACTTTCATTTATAGCAACCCCTCGCTTATCGGCTAATTCTTGAACTTCCTCAAAAGTTTTATATGTTTTTAATCCAAGTTTTAATAATTCCATTTTCTTATTAACATATTGGAATAATTGTTCGTGGGTTGATTTAACATTATCTCTTGCAACTTTAAAAGCACGAAACCATTCAAAGGTTTCGTTATCAACTTGGAACATTCGTTCATTACAATAAGACCTACCAATAACCCAAAGTTTAAAATCATTTTGCCAAGAATTATTATAATTAATGGATTGATTTCTACTTACATTATTAGAACTAGAAAAACCAAGATACTCACTTATTTGGCTTTCCATATTATAATAAGTCGGATTTCTTTTATCGTAGTTTCCATTAATCCGAACTTTATAATCTGCGTCTAATCCTTTTGCGTTCAACTCATCACGATAGTAAGAAGTTAAAAAATCTTGGCTTTCTTTAAACTTGATATGCAAGTCATCAAAAACCATTTTTGGATTGTCATTATAATCCAATTCTTCTCTACCTTTTTCGTTTTGAACATAAAAACAATTATCGTGATGTAATTGACCACCATTGTCATTATATTTCAAACGCATTTTTCTTATTGTATCAACATCATCTTGAGGTTGATGACCTCTTACAATAACTTCCATTTTTACTTTCGCTTGTTCTCGTAAAGTATTGTAAGTCGCAATCGCTTTTTTATGCAATTCATTAAACTTTGAATTTTTTTCAAAGTGTTGTTGAAATACATTAGCGATAGCTTTTCGCTTTTCAGCATTTAGTGTTAGTTTTCTTTTTTTTTCCATAAATTATCCTTTCTGTTATGGTTTATGGGAATTTATTTGATTTGTTTAAAAAAAGCAAATTATTTTTTCATAAGCTTGGCTTAAATAATCTACGATTATTTAAGCCAAGCTAGTGTTCTGCTTTTCTAGTTTAGAATTATTCTAAACTAAAATTTTTGTTTTTTTTAGGGAGGGTGGGCCCAAAGTTCACAAGCTCTCGGGCGGGAGGGCCCAAGGGTC